CGAGCGCAGTCTTTCCCATCGACGGCCTGCCGCCGAGAATGATCAGATCGCCCGGGTTAAAACCACCGCAGATCCTGTCAAGTGCGCCGATTCCAGTCAGCACGGCCTCGGTCTTCTCGCCGTTGTAGGCGGCGACGATGCCCTTGAGCGCCTTCAAAACGGCGGCCTGCATCGACACGGGACCGCGCTTTGCGTCGACGTCGGATGCCGCGATCAGAGACGCCTCCAGCCGCGCCGCGATCTGCGCGGCCTGCATGTCACCGCGGGCAATGGATGCTTGCGCCTCCGACATGGCCGAGATCAGGCTGCGCTTGGCGGCGAGATCTGCCAAAATGTCGATGTAGCCAGGTGCCGCGACAGGGCTCATGCAGGCCCCTGCACAGCGCGCCAGATATGACGGCCCGCCGAGAGCGGAGAGGCACTCCTCCCCCCTCATGGCCTCCCCGACCGTCACAATATCTACCTGGTGCCCGACGCGCTCCTTGGCGACCATAGCCTCGAATGCGCGAGCATGCGTCGGCTCAGCGAACAGGGCGGCCCCTCCACGCATGGCGATGCGCGACAGGATCGACGGCTCCAGGAGTGCCATCCCGATCAGCTGCTGCTCCGCCTCGATATTCATCGGGAGCGCATCAGCACGAATGGCGGTCACGGTGTTCATTTTCCAGAGGCTTTCTTCACGATTTCGGCTGCGATAGAGCCGATGCTCCTCCATGCTGGAGCGGCAGACGCTGGCACCTGCGTCGTCTTCTCGGGGCTCACTCCTCGACCTCCTCGACCTGCACGAATGTCTCGGCGACGGTGGACCAGCGCTTCACGCACCGGCCATCGGCCACGAGACAATCGTCGACCCATGCCGTGCCGTTCAGGCCGTCGCAGATCGCCTTTTCCACATTGTCTTTGTCCGGCTTTTGCGTGTGCAGCTTGCCGTCCATTTCCGCGCGCCGACGCTTCGACCAGCTCTTCGGCATGGGGAAATAGGCGACGATGCGCAGCTTCACCGGCCCGCTGATGGGCCGGTTGAAATGCGGCGTAGCCGCGGTGCGCACCTTGTCCTCGAACTCGACAGTGGTCTTCGGGGTGTAGAGCCGAGCCCGGCCGTTCACGAAGGTCGCGCGCGGGCGGGCCTTCCCCTTTGGCAGCCCAGGAACGGTGAACTCGGCTCGCTTCATCAGTCCAGATCCTCCGGGCGCGGAAGCATACGGGGGCCGTCATCATCGGGGCCATCGTCCTCATTCTGGCCGGAGAACATGTCTGACTGATCGGGCTGGATTTCCGGGTCGTCGCGCTGGCCCATGAACTGGTCGCTGTCGACCATGACGATCTGCACCATCTGGCCGACATGCTCGCCCAGGACCGAACGGTTGTGCTCGATGTTCGAGCACCCGATCTTGGCTTCGATCCCCTTCTCGCCCTTGATCTTGACCTCGCCGAGCGTGACGACGGCATAGGGCCACTGATGAGCGGTCAACTCACGCACCACGGAGCGGATGATGTGCCCGGCAGCCATCTCGATGCCGTTGACGATTTCGGCCTGCTCAGCCTCTACCAGCAGCGGCCAGCCGGTCTTCATCTGCCGGATCCGCGACAGCATCGCATCCCGGATGTCTCCCTTGAGCGTGTCGAGCTTCAGCTCGGGCTCCGCCCCTTCCATGTCGTGGTGAATGTCGGCTCTTTTGTTCATGGCGATCTCCTCTCGCTCACTGGCTTTCGGGATGCCGGCCCGCGCGGGGCCGGTCACCGGAGAGGTCAGATCAGGCGGCGATGTAGGCGGCCTTGGCCTTGCCGTGGCCTTTGGTGCCGTCCGACTTGATCAGGCCCTTGGCAACGAGCGCGCGTGCCGCGGACACGGGCAGGACGATGGCGCCGGTTGCAGCCTTGATGCGCTCGAGCGTGGCCTTCTGGGCATCGGTGAGGTCGTTCATGGGTTTCTCCTTGTGTTGCGCGGCTCTTTCCGCTGTTGCTTCCCAGCTGGGAAATCTGGACCGCGGCGCGGTCATCTCTTCGCCATCCGCCGCCGCTGCTCAGCGATGGCGGTGACCTCGTGCGGATCGAGACCGCGGCGGCGCGCCTCGGCCTCGTATGCGTCCAGCTCCTCGATGGATCGACACGCGCGGATCATGCGGATGTCGCTGGCGATGGTGGCGGCGTCGGTCATGCATCCACCCCACGCTCATGCAGATGCGCCAGCGTGACGCCCTCGAAGATGCGGCGGGGCCTCTCATGCCGGATCACCCGGCCTGTGGGCGCCGTCTCGCTGTGGTCTGTGACCTGCGACGACTGCGGCTCCCACGGTGCCCGGGCGAGCGACACGGTTGCGGCGCGGTTCCCGTCAGAGAGGGACACCGGGATATGGACGGTGCGGAGGTCAGTCATTTCCCAATCCCTGCGACGTGAGACACCTGCGCCAGAGGCTCCAGCAGTTCGATCAGACGCGCCGCGATCGGCCGCATCCGCGCTGCCTCTCGGTGGTCGACATGGCCATCGGAGATAGCCTCTGAAATCTGCGTCACCAGCTCACCAAGGGCAGCGACGACACGCATGTGCTCCGGTTCGCCCGGGGCCGCATCATGCGCCGCCTGTCCGCAGGGCGACAGAACGTCACTCGTGAACGACGGCCCGAGGACGGAGCAGATCGACAGCAGCGCATGCAATTGAGGAGTTGCCCCCTGCACATAGCTTTCGAGCGTTCGCGTCGGAATGCCGGTCGCATCCGAAAGCGCCGGAAACGAGAAACGCCTTCCACGTCCGACCCGAAGGCGCAGAGCATCTTCCATGCGCCGCGCCGCATCTTCCTGCGAAATCAGAATGCCGTTTCTCATGGCCGTGCGGCCTCCGGGTTGCCATGGTGGCGCCATGGAAGAGATGAATTTTCAGGGTGGTCGGTCATGCGGAGGCCTTACGCACCGACGGGGTTGGGACAAAATCGTCCCCGGTGAGGACGACTCCCCTCTCGGCGCCAATCTCAATGAGGCGCTGAAAGTGCTCTTGCGGGATCAGCCCGCCAGTTCCGCCGCGCTCTCGCGACTTCATCCAGCAGTAAGGGCGGGTGCGATGAATGCCGAGGGCATCCGCGACCTGCGCGGGTCCACCCAGCCTTGCGATGATGTTCTTTGCAGGTTCCATGACGGCAAGGTAGCGCTCAACGCTACTTTTGGCAATGGGATTGTAGCGCAGCGAGCGACTGACGCGATTAGCGGTCACCGCTACAATCGCGACATGGCACGCAAACGCGCATATAAGACACCGCCGATGGCGCAGATTAACCAGTGGGTCCGCGATGCCATTGAGCATGCGGAGATCCGCGGGAAAAAGGTCACGTTTGACCTTCTTGCTGATGCACTGACGAAGGCGAAGATCGGCCAGACTTACGACAAGTCTATGGTTCAGAAGATGACGACGATCCGCGACGTGAAGGCGTCAGAGGCTCGAGTGATCGCTGAGTTCACTGGATATCCCATCGAAGATGCGCGTGCCGTCGCAGTAGCAGGCAAAGTCGGTGCCGGCGCTAAGGTCGATCTGGTCGATGCCTACTCGAAGGGCGACGGGCTCTATCACGTTGCCTGTCCGCCGCAGATCAGCCCCCACGGAATCGTCGCTGTCGAGGTCGAAGGCACTAGCATGGCGCCGACCTATGAGCCGGGATCCGTGCTATTCTACCGGCGTGATACGATTGGCGTTCCGACCGAGGCTATCGGTCGCATCTGCGTCTGCGAGGATGAGGCCGGCATGGCTTGGGTGAAGCAAGTCAAGATCGGGGCTGAGGAGGGCACCTTCAGCCTGATCTCGCTGAACCCGGAGGCCGAGAATATGCACGGGGTCAGGCTCACCTGGGCGGCCCCAGTTCGGCTAGCGCTGCCGCCCGAGTTTGTCCAGAAGATCTGAGCAATCTCTATCATGACCACGCCATGAGGCCCGCCATGCGCGGGCTTTTTGCTGTCTGGAAGCGAGAAAACTCATCCATTCTAACGACATGCCGATCTCAACACAGAGTAGCGCTAATCGCTATTTTTTATGTTGCGCAAAGTAGCGCTGAACGCTACTGTATCCCCATCACCCGCCGCTGACACCCACCCCGGGCCGATCGCGGGACCACAGATGGGAGACATGAATGAACGCCCATACCTCCATCCCTGTCGCGGAGCGCTGGAAGGCAGACCCGCTGCACCCGCTGAGCCGCATCGTGGCGATGTATGAGCAGTCCCAGCGGATCGCCCCTTACAGCGACTATAACCCCGAGGCGGCCGACGAGATCGACGACCTCGTGATCCAGATCGATCAGGAGGCCGAGAAGCTGCGCGATCTGATGTGGCGCCACTCCGCCTTCCTGTCCGACCCGGACAACAGCTGACACCGCGCCCCGGCCCGCCACCACTCACGACACATAGGGCCGGGGCAGATCGAGATAACCGCCGCGCTGCTGCCTCCCTCCTCTAGCCGGGGGATCGCGCGGACACCTGCCGCGGGCTGAGGCGTACTCCTCCCCATACTCAGCCCGCGGCTTTTTCACAGGAGATTCAGATGACCTACAGTGAGGCAATCCGGGCGCTGAACAGAGCGGCCTATGCCGCTATCCGCGCATGCCGCGACACGACCGAGCATCCGATGGTTGACCGCCAGTCTCTGCGCCAGATCGCACTGATGACGGATGAGCTTGTCGATGCAGACGCGATGGCGGCGGCGGTGTCGAAATGACCGCCATCATCACCCCGAGCTGGCTCGACATCGAGCGCGACCGGATGATCCGGGAGGCCGACGCGATCCGTGCGCCTCAGGCCAATCTCAACGCCGCTCAGATGCGCGCGGAGGCGGAGATGCCTGCCGCACTGCGGCTACTGGTGATCGCGGCCTCTGTCTGCGCTCTGGTGGCCCTGTGCGCCATCGACCCTCTCGGGCGATATGCCGCCGCGCGCTGGCAGGCGGATCATATGGAGGCCAGGTAATGGACGGAATCCTGCATCCTGAAAATGTCCACCTCGGCGCTGGTGTCTACCGCCTGCCAGCCGATGTCTATCACAGCGATCCGGCGCCCGAGCCGAGCCTGTCGTCGAGCGTCGCCAAGGTGCTGATCTCGGAGACGCCGCTTCATGCCTGGACGGCCTCGCCTCGCCTGAACCCGGATTGGGAGCCGGAGGTGAAGAAGGCCTTCGACATCGGCACCGCCGCGCACCGACTGGTGCTGGGAGTGGGTGAGGACTTCGAGGCGATCCCCGACGGAATGCTGTCTGCCGACGGCGGCATCCGCACGAAGGAGGCGAAGGAATTCGTCGCCGACTGCCGAAACCGGGGCGTCACGCCGCTCAAGGAGGCGGAGGTCGAGGCCATTAACCACATCGCTCGCAAGGTCGGAGCGGCGCTCCGCGAGATGAACATGCCCATCGACCCGGACCATTCCGAGGTGGCGATGCTGGCGAAGTTCGATGGCGTCTGGAACCGCTGCATGTTCGACAACCTGCCGCCAGGAAAGACATATGCGCTCGACCTCAAGACCACGGCTGGTAGCGTTCACCCGGATGCGCTGGCGAAGACAGTCGCAGATCGCGGCTACGACATCAGCGCGGCACATTACCTGCGCATCCTGAAGGAGCTGACCGGCGAGGAGCGCACCATGCGGTTCGTGTTCGTCGAGAAGGCTCCGCCATTCGAGGTCGGCGTGGTTGAACTCTGGTCAGATGGCACGATGCGCCCGGCCAGCGATTACGAGCCGGATGAGACGCTGACCGGAGACTGGTTCGCAGATGCCGAGCAGAAACTCAGGCGTGCGCGCCGCCAGTGGCGGGCCTGTCTCGATAGTGGCGAGTGGCCGGGATACCCGCGCCGCGTGGCGCAGATCGCCGCTCCGATCTGGCACCGCCGCAACAGCGCAGCCGCGCACGGCTTCCCGGAAATCGCGCCGAAACCCAAACCGAGCGAGGCCGCCCGCGCCGCCTCGATGCAATTCCAAGCCCCGTGAAGGAGGGAATATCCATGACCGAAACCGCACTGTCCGCTCAGGCTGCGCCGAAGCCTCCGAAGCTCAAGCCGATCGCTGGCGGCATCAAGTCCGGCCTGATCGAAGCCATGACGCCGCACACCATTGAGGACGCCTTTCGCCTCGCGAAGGCGCTCTCGCAGGCGGGCGACATGATCCCGAAGCACTTTCAGGGCAAGCCCGAAGCCGTCATGGCTGCGATCCTTCAGGGGGCGAACGTCGGCCTCGCGCCGATGCAGGCGCTGCAATACATCGCAGTCATCAATGGCCGTCCCTCGGTCTGGGGGGATGCCCTCCCTGCGATGGTCATGGCTGCTGGCCATTTCGTCGATGTCGAGATGGAAGGCGAGGGCAAAACACGCGCCGCTGTTGCCACGCTGACCCGCAAGGACGGCAAGAAGATCGTGCGCCGGTTTTCATGGTCCGATGCCGAGCGCGCAGGCCTGTCGAAGAAGCCCGGCCCGTGGACGCAGTATCCTGAGCGCATGTTGCAGATGCGCGCGCGGGCCTTCGCGATCCGCGACGGAGCCCCGGATGCGCTGCTCGGACTCTCGATTGCCGAGGAGGTGCAGGACTACGGCCCCGACACCGCGCGCGATGTGACCCCTCGCGCAGCACCGCGTCCCGGCCGATCCGTCTATGTCGACGACACCGTAGTCGACGAAATCCACGATGCTGCGCCGGCGCAGATCGAGCAGGCGCATGACCTCTGGCCGAGCGCCGAAGACCTCGCCCGCGCGGAGGAGGAAGCGATGTCCGTGATCCATCATCAGGACGAGCAGGCTGAGGATGGCCGCCTGATCTGACCTCTCCGGTGACCGCCCGCGAGCCGGGCGGCATCCCGAGAGATCAACGAGGACATGACGATGAGTGATGAGATCAAGGACGGCGGCCCCGCGTTTCCGTTGCAGTCAATTGGGCCTGATTTCGTGCCAGGTTATGCCGGCATGACACTGCGAGACTGGTTCGCCGGGCAGGCAATCAGCGGGGCTTGTTGCCCGGCGCCAGATGGATGGTCGCTTTCACCGCAAGACCATGCGGCGTGGGCATACGAAATCGCAGACGCCATGATCACAGCTCGCGAGACCGGCGGTGCCGCATGACCAGCTCCACCATCTCCAACGCCTGCGATGAGTTGCATGAGCGCCTGCGCGCCGCGGCTCTGCACACCCCTGGCGGTGTGCTGCTCGAGACTGAGCGCGCCGCCATCATCAACAGCGTCGCACGGCACCATGGCCTGAGCGTTGAGCGCCTGCGCGAATTCATCGGAACGGAGGGAGGCTGACCATGACTGACATCGCCATCAACCTTCTGCTGACCGGCGCGCTGGTTGTGGTCCTGCTGGGGCTTATGGCGCTCGCGGCATTCGCGGAGCTGGACGAGGAGGACGACGAATGACCGCCATGCGCGTCCTGATCGGCTGCGAGACCAGCGGCATCGGCCGGCGGGCATTTTCCGCCCGCGGCCATGACGTCTGGTCCTGCGATATCCTGCCCGCCGAGGACGGCAGCAACCGGCATATGGTTTGCGACATCCGCGACGTTCTGGGCGATGGCTGGGACCTGCTGCTGGTCGCACATCCGCCCTGCACGCGCCTGTGCCGCGCTGGCCGCCGCTGGCTGTCCGGGCCCGGGGCGATGACCCCGCCCAAGACCCTGCCGAAGGGGCGCAGCTGGGCCAGCATGATCGCCGAGTTCGAGGATGGCGTCGACCTGTTTACCGCCTGCTGGCGCGCTCCGATCGCGCGCGTGGCGATCGAGAACCCGGAGATGCACGACCTCGCCAAAGCACGCATGCCCGCCGACCTGCCGGCGCCGCAGGTCGTGCAGCCGCATTGGTTCGGTCACCCGGAATACAAGGGAACCGGCTGGTATCTGCGCGGGCTGCCGCCGCTTCGGCCGACCGACAGGCTCGAGGAGCCCGTTCGCGGCAGTGACGAATGGAAGTCCTGGAACCGCGTGCACCGGATGCCTCCCGGCCCCGACCGCGCCCGCCTGCGCAGCCGGTCTTTCTCGGGGATGATGCGGGCGGCGGCCGAGCAATGGGGCGATCACGCCCTCGAAGAGATCAGGAGGACCGCATGAGCGAGCATGAACTCAAGCCGTGCCCATTCTGTGGCGGGAAAGCGAAAACGTGGGTCCAGAGGCTTGGCAATGTCGGAGTGTGTGGCTGTGTTGATGAAGATAGAACCTGCCCGATTGCTCCGTGTATTGGGTTTTCGCTCAGTGACAATGTTGAGCGCGCTAATGTTGAGCGCGCTCGCGCGATAAACAGATGGAACAGCCGCGCCGATCTGCTGCCAACCCCGGCCGAGGCCATGCGCTGCCCGGAGGTGATGGCGCTGGTGGAGGCAGTAAGGTCGTTCGATGAGTTCGACCGTCTACCTACCGCAGCCAAGCGCCCAGACGTGTTTGAGCGGAAAGTTCGTCAGCCAGCTCTACGCGCCCTCACCGCACTGGAACATGCGGTGCGCCATGAGTGATGCACCCTCCGCCGCCACCGTCCACCGCCTCGCCGCCGAGGCGGTCCGCCACGTCGACCAATGGGGGCACCGCGGCATCACGGATCTGTCGGTCGAGCAGATCGAGGCGCTGGTCATCGTCGTAGCGGTCGCGCTGCCGGTGATCGGAGTGAAGCAAGAAGGGGAACAGGGATGAGTGGTTGGATCGTAATTCTGGCGATCGCAGGCAGCTTCAGCATTAGCGATGTCAAGGTCATGCAGACCTCTGGTGAGGCACAGTGCAAGCAGATCGTCGATGAGCTGCGCCCGCTGCAGGGGCACGTCTCGGTGGTCTGCTTTGGCCCTGACGGAGAGGTCTGGAAATGAGCGAGATCGACACGAGCAAAAAGCCGCAGCGATACTATATCCCTAGTGGTGGCGGTGTCGCGCCAAATCCTTGTGGTCTCATCTATCTCCGCGAAGAAGCGGATGCCATGATCAACGCCCTTGCCTCAGAGCGAGACGCCGCGGTTGCGCGGGCCGAGGCACGCGTGGCTGAGCTTGAGGCAGAGGTCGAGCGGCTGCGGGCGGAGAGCTGCGCGACCTGCGGCGGGGTCATGTATTGGGGTGACGAATGTTGCCCTGAATGCTCGCCTGAAGCTGCCGCAGAGAAAGACCAGAAGCTGTTCGCGGCCGGATGGACGGCGGCGATTGAGGCTGCGGCATCATGGGTAGACGGGGAATGGCTTGGGCAGAGCCCATATGATGCCGCACGGCTGATCCGCGCCATCACCATGCCGACTGACGCTGCCGCTGCACTCGCCAGCCTGACCGCACAGGCCCGGGCGCAGGGGATGCGCGAGGCGCTGGAAGCCGTCAAGAAATCGCGCGAGGAGGTCATCCACAGCGCACAGCGCAACTACATCGACTGCATCGCAAGGGGCCACGACAGAGCGGAAGCCGCGATCCTCGCCCGCGCCGAAGAGATCGAGAAGGAGGCGCGCAATGACCGATGACACTCATCGCTACGGCCGCACGCGCGTGACCAAGATCCGCTCCGCCTACGCCGATCTCAGAGCCGCGGTGCAGGCCGGCGACATCGAGCGCGCCCAGGAAGCGCTCGACCGCTACGAGCCGTGGGCAGACTACGTGCTCGGAGGCGGCATCACACAGGCAGCTGCAGCCCTCTCCGAAATCGCAGCAATCAGCGGCGGCCCGATCCGCCGCATCGCGCTGGATGCGCTCGAGAAGATGGGAGGGAATTGATGGCGAAAATCGACAGACCACCTTTCACCCCGGAGACGCTGGCGAAACGCTGGTCTTGCTCTGCCGAGACGGTGCGGGCGATGATCCGCGCCGGCACGCTGCCTGCATTCCGAGTCGGGTCTGCAGGATGGCGCATCACCACCGATACCGTGGAGGAACATGAATGCGGGACTATCGCCTCGGGCGCCTCAAAGGGCGGTGGGTCGTCGTCTGGAACGACGACGACGGCAAGCGCCGTCGATACCGTCTTGCGGCTGAGACAAAGACAGATGCGGAGCGCGAGGCCCGCGACCTGATCGTCCACGCGCAGGCGCCGGCTTCAGGGGTCACCGTCGCGCAGATCTGGGAGGCGTATCGCGTCGACATGGGGGAGCGGCGGCAGGCGTCGAAGCTGGCTCAGGTTGGCAGAAACATCCTGCCCGTCTTCGGCCATTTCGCCGCCGAGCAGGTGGCCGTCGAGGACTGTCGCGCCTACATCGCCGGACGTCGCAAAGCGGGCCGCATGGACGGCACGATCCGCACCGAGCTCAATTGCCTGCGCGCGGCGCTGTTGTGGGCCCAGAAGAGGCGCATGATCACCGTCGTGCCACAGATCGAGCTGCCGAAGGCGCCGCCGCCGAGGGACAGATACCTGACCAGAGACGAGACGCGCCTCTTGCTGGACGGCGCACAGGACCCGCATGTCAAGCTCGCGATCCTGCTCGCACTCACCACGGCCGGCCGTATCGGCGCGATCCTCGAACTGACCTGGGATCGCGTCGACATGCAGCGCCGCCTGGTGAGGCTCGCGACGAATGACATCGGACCGAAAAAGGGGCGTGCTACCGTGCCGATCAACGACTCGCTGATGGCCGCCCTGCAGACGGCGAAGGCCGCCGCGATCTCTCCCTATGTGGTCGAGTGGGGAGGGCGCAAGGTCGGCTCGATCAAGACCGGGTTCAATGCTGCGGTGAAGCGCGCCGGCATCGAGCACTGCACGCCGCACGATCTGCGCCGGACTGCTGGCCGATTCATGGTAGAGGCCGGCGTCCCGATCGAGGAGGTGGCGCAGTATCTCGGGCACTCGAACCCGAGCGTGACCAGGTCGACCTATGCGCAGTTTAGCCCGCAGCACCTGCGTGCCGCAGCCGGTTCGCTGGAGCTCTCTGGACCCGTTTTAGTCCAGCGCACCAGAGGGAAAACCCTGAAAACTACATAAGTCCTTGATTTTATTGGTGACCCCGAGTGGATTCGAACCACCAACCTGCCCCTTAGGAGGAGGCAGCACCTACCACAAAACAAGGGATTTCACGCAAAAGAGCAATGTTTTCAGGAGGAATGTAGCAGAAATTCGCAGGCATTCACGGTCCGCGCAGGTTCAACGCACCAAAGAGCAAACCCCAAGCACTATGCACGGCATGCATAGTGATGAGGGGCCGGCCGATTACTGGATGACTACCCACCCCGCCAGCGCCTCCGCCTGACTGCCACAGGCGCGCAGTGCCGAGCGGTCACGCCCCCACATCACCTCGACCTCGGCGCCGGTCAGATCCCGCGCCGGGATCTCCACCGGCGCTGGTGAGATTCACTTGACGCCCCATTTCGCGAAGATCATGCCGTTCAGCCCGAGCGCTGCGATTGTAGCTCCGGCGAATGTGCTCAGATCGATGACTAGCTTTCCGTCAGACACAACAGCCCCCCAATCAGGGACCGCCGCGAGAAGCGAAGTGAGGACAGTGCTCAGGGTATATGCGAGGATGCGGACGTAAACAGCGTTCATCGGATGTGTTCCTTTCAGATGAGGTTGAGGTGGTTCCAAGTAATCGGCCCGATGCGACCGTCGATCCTGAGAAGCGTCGCAGCTTGGAACCGGCGCACGGCGCGCTCTGTGCGACGGCCAAAATCTCCGTCGATCGTTAGGTCATAGCCGCGCGAGACGAGGCGCGTCTGCGCGAGCCTGACATGTTCGCCCTTAGAGCCTCGCGCGAGGATAGGCAGGCCGGTGACCTGATCTGTTTCCTCGGCGCCGCTGTCCTCGGTGCTCGCGACCAGCGGGGCGTCATCGCCCCAGTCAGCGCGCATGAGGGTAATGGCCTCCGCCGGCGTGAGTGTTCTGACGGCTTTGTAGATGACCTTTCCAGCCGTGGACGCCTGCCAGACGTTGATCGAAGCGTTCGGATAGACGCCATCGCGAAACAGCATCATCTCAGCGGTGCGCCGGCCGACGATGCTCGACGGCGTTTTCCAGTTTAGGAACGCCCTGGCGGCGCCAGCCATGTCGCCCGCGTTGATGCGCTGCGTCAGGGTAGCGCGCCTGATCGCCCCGGTGTTGAAATGAAACGACACCAGTGCATCGAACTGCGCCTGCGTGATCTCTCGCGTCAGCGCGAGATTGACCTCAGCCTCATAGCTAGCGAGATCAGCAGCAAACACGGTCATTGCCTCGCGGATCGCAGCATCGAGATCGGCGGGCATCCCGCGCGGCATCGCGGCCGGGATCGGGGCCCCAGCTGCAGCCGTGTGACCGACGCCCCACGTCCAGATGTTGACACTATCGAGGTATGGACCGGGCACGATCCCCTCATGCCCGATCAGCGCGGCAATGCCGCGGTCAGATGTGCGCATCTCGTTCTCCATGAAAATCCATCCGGCCCACGGCGCCATTCTCGTCGGCGCAGAAGCCCCGGCCCCGCCGCCATTTGCGGATCAGCAGCGCGAGGTTCACCACCGCGATCAGCAGCCCCACGATCGGCACCAGCTGCGAGGCGAGGCTGGAAGCACTCTCGAGCGAAGGCCACCAGGCCGGGAAGCTGATCGCCCCCGGGATCGTGGCCCACCCTGCCCGCGTCGCAATCTGATCCAGTTTGTCAGTCGTCACTGTCCTGCCCCTTTCCGGCAACAAAAAACCCGCCAGTGGCGGGTGCATCTTCTTGGGTTGGTTTTTTGGCCCCGTCAGGGCGTGGGGGCATCGGGCGCGATGACCTGCACCCCGGCGGAAGCATAGGTCTGCCCCCAGCTCTCCCCCAGCGTCACGCCGGCGATCCCGGCGAGCCCGGACGCGATCGTCTCCGGGCAGTTCACTCAGTTGCAGCAAAGCATTCGGCAGTCTTTACCCAACAACCACGAGATCGCGTTGGATTGCGCCCAGGGGCCAGCAGATCACATGAACTGCTCAGCCCGCGCTGCGTACTCTGCGGCCGCTGCGACGGCGGCAGACCGGCCAGACAGGTCGAGCCGCTCGATCATCAGCGCATAGATTTCACCGCCCGCAGGAACAGTCGCGTAGAGAGTGGGGTCCACGACAGTCTCCAGCTCAGTCGCAGTTGAGGTCGTGGACCGAACTGCCGTGCCGTTCAATGACTCGATCGATCCATACCCCGGGACCCAGGCAAAGCCATAACAGAACACAGTGCCGAGGGCCACGCCGGGTATGGAGGTGGTCGTAAAAACGCCAAGCTCCGCCCCGCTCGGTAAAAAAGAGCCGCGCATGCCGACGCCGGCGTCTGGGCCATTGTCGAAAAAAATCGACGAAAGATTTTTATTCGCGCTGCGGTTGGCCGCCGGGCTAATGCCGAACGTCTTCATGGATCCGTCGGGCGGCTCCGTTGTCTCGGCCATCCACAGGGAGACAAGATGCGGTGCAGTGACATCGAAATCCGGCATCGGCACCTTGATCCCGCAGGTATTCCCGAAAAATCCGCCAGAGGGAAAAACGAGACCGGTCGTAGACACCGTGATACGCCCCCCCAACGTGCCCTCCAGCAGGCACCCACTCTGCACTCCGGACAGATCCACGATCTCGGTATCCTCCGTGATCAGACCAGACGCCGATACGCACTGTGTATTGGTGAAATCCAGTGCCAGGATTGTGCCCGCATTCATGCCGGGAATGGGATAGGCAATGGGCGGCAGATCGTCGCCAGTGAAAGCATCGCTGAGGTTAAAAGAGGTGAAGGTCATTGTAGCCAGCCTTTCGGGGTGATGATTTGGGCCATGATTGCCGCGACGATTGGGGCATAGGCTTCATTGATCCAGTGGATGCCGTCGCGGCGCAGAGACGCCGGAACCGTGTCGTCGGCGATATCAATTTCATCCTGTGTCGTCGGAGTAATCGACAGGGATTCCAGACCGCAGTCGATTAGCCACCGACGCGCAGAGAACGTGTTTTGTGGCCAGCGTGCGATTATCGCATGCTCCAGCGTCAAAATATTGTCATAGCCGTCATGCGGTATGACGCTGAGCCGCTCGACCTCACGATACCCATTCGGCGGAGGGATAATGACAAATCGGTCATTGCCGCGTTCGCGCAGCCGCTCGACTATGGCGGCGATATTCGCGATGATTCCGTCCGGGTCTTCCCATGGATTGTCATTGCGTCCTATTGCGATAATCACCATGGACCGATGATAGCTGTCCGCCAGAGCGTCCTCGATCACGAAAGGCGAGTTCGGCGGGCAGTAGACAGGCACAGTCTCACCCTCATCCGGGGTAAAAATATAGATCTCCGCCGTTCCCACGCCGCTCTCCGTGCTGCGCTGCATCGTGCCCAGTACGGACCCCAGCCTGCCCCGGAGCGTCCGCGTCTTGCCATCGCTCGCTGTGGACAGAATTTGCGTATCCAATGCATCCTCTGTCATGTCGATCGCCGCGCCATCCATCGCAGTGATCGTATTCGCGCCGCTGACGATCTGGTCGCCGTCGATCGTCACCCCGATCACGCGGCCTCCAATACGAGCCGAGCACTGCACCGACGTCTGGCCGCCGATCCCGAGATTTACGACATCCCACCCCGTCGCTGCCGCCCATGCAAACGTATTTGCATCGGGCTGAGTCAGGCTGTCACCGATCAGCACCACCTGATCAAGCAACGGCGTCAGGCCCCGGATGTTGTGGCTCTCGACCTCAAGGGCGGTGATCCGCGCGTGGTGGGCATAGACTGATCCGTCAGACAAAATGCCCAGCGCCAGCCGCGAGGCGCTGTCACGCCAACCGTGGAGAATAGTGAGGTTTCCGACGTACTGCGCGGCCTGAGTGACCAGCGCAGAGGCTCCAATGAGCAGAGATGTACCGACGGCCAATTTCTCGATCGCGGCTCTATAGATCACAGTCTGACCGTCGGCTGTCCACCCGACGGTGACGCGCTTCGCCGCGTCACGCACGGCGCCGATCAGCGCGAGGCCATCCAGCCAGAGGGGGCCACCGATCAGGCTGACCCGTGCGTCAAGATCAGCCTGTGACGCAAGCCCATCGATGCCCCCATCGATGGCAGCATTCACATAGGCCGTAGTTGCAATCTGCGCAGAGCTCGTCCCGACCTCCGCAGTCGGAGCCGTCGGCGTACCAGTCAGGGCCGGACTGGTGAGCGGGGCAAGGAGAGCCTCGGCGCTGGTCGCGCGATTGACCTCTGCTGCGAGTGCGGTGCCGACTGCAGCCTCCGCCGCCTCGGCGCGCGTGACCTCTGTCGCTAGATCATCATTAAGCGCCGCGATATCTGCCGCATGCTCTGACGGCGACACGCCGGATACAGGGCGCGACCCGAGGATGAACGCCCTAGCGGAAATGGTGCTCATTTTTGCTCACTCCACGGTGATTGTGCTGGCGGGGGTGATCGCAACGACTGACCCAGTCGTCACAGTCAGATCCCAGAGATGATTTCCGGTCGGCAGAGACGCCGTATTGTCCGCTGACAGATAAATTCCGATCCATCCAGCAGTTGCGTCTGTGATCTCTGCAGTCAGTGTACGCGTCACGCCATCCGGGCCAATCAACCGGCTCGAGACCGTGCTGCCGGTCAGGTCAACGGGGCGCCTGAATTCGTCGAGGATCTGCACCGGAAAATCGAGCGTCGCACCGCGCCGCAGCACTGCCGTGTCAGAGGCATCGGCAGGCAGCAGTACCGCGGAATAATCCGCCAGCGTACCAGACCCAGAGCCATCGACCACGACATCCGGACGCGCCTCTGATATCAGCGCGTCGGTTACGCCAGAATAGCACTCGACCAGAACGGCATACGCCGTCGCATCGCCATTCCCCTCCAGATCGACGGAAAATGCCCCCCCAGCGTCGAGAGTCACTGCGATCGCAGTCCTCAGAACATCCGCATCAGGCGCCTCTCTGCACCCGAAAATGATGCGTCCGCTCGTGGGCACTGACCCATCGGCGAGCACCACGGTATCCGCGATTGTTGTTGCCACGTGATCCTCCGGAAATCAGGAAATAGAGATAGTCTGCGGGCCGCTGACGGCAGATCCGACGCCAGAGGCGTTGATCGGAATAATCCAGTACGACCACGTCCCGACCCCCGGGGCCACGTCTGTCCAGTCGTCGGACGTGCTCGGGGCCCCGTGCTCGGTGTAAATCAGATCTGCATCGGCAAAATCAGTACTGCCGTCAGCGCGATAGATCCGTGCCGCGGCATAGTTTTCGTCGTTCGGCGCGGTCCAGCTCAGGAGAGCAGAGGAGCCAGTCAGTGTGACCGCAAAATCGCTCACCGCAGCTGGGGCCACACTGTTCGCGACAGCCACCACGGTGATCGGTTCATCCGGAGCCCAGTCAGACAGGCGTCCGGATCCGGTCAGATTCCGGATTTGCGCCCCATAGGTCGCACCGTCGATCAGGCCGGTCATAAGATACGACGTCTCACCCTCGGTGATGTCGATCGACCTCCAGTCCTCCGCACCGACTCTGACGCGCAGGCGCTGTGTCAGATCATCACTCTGCTCTGGCCACGACCACAGGATCTGCGCGATGCCGCCCGTCGCCTCGATCACCTCGCCTGACAGGCCAGTCACGACGTCGACCGTGTCGTCCGTGGTGATCACCTCGCGCGTCGGCGGTGCAGGCTCCAGTGTCAGGGCATCCGGCGCAAAATCTGCGGCCTCGACACTGACCGCCTCGACAGACCATGACCCACCGCCGGAATTGCGTGTCAGGCTCTGAATCTCGAATGTCATGTTGATCGATGGGCGCGCCAGCTGCAGGCGGAAAAACCGCTGCCCAAGCAAGCGCCGTCCGATGTATTTCGTCGCGCCGGAAATCGACCATCTCGGCCGGCTCACATGCGCCCATCGATAGGCGCAGCGCCACGCCTGATTGTGGCTGTCGATGCCATAGGCCGATTGCTCTTGCCTCCCGCCGGCAGGATTTGACCCGACGATGACGGCACCGGTGGCCTCCTCCGACCAGCGCGCTGCGGGCTCGGTATAGCGATAGGCATAGGAGTATACATCATCGGGACCAACAGGCTGATCCGTCGGCGAGATCGAGATGAAATCGGCATCCGTCAGGGTCACCGTCGGCTCGATATATCGGCCGAGGTAAAACCCAAGCGCGCCATCCGTGCGCTCGAAAAAGAATGCGTCGCAACAGGTCATCAGATGGGACCTGGCATCCTCCCAGGTCATCCCGGCGGTGATCGTGGTGCTGATCGTCCAGCGGTCCTGAAGCACGCCGTTGCGGTTCTCGACCTGTGCCTCTGCCACATCCGCCTCGACCGCAACCGCATCCCAGTCGACTGTTTTCCCGTAGATGCGCGTCGCGACATCCGCGATTACCAGCGCCGCATTCTTGCTCCACCCACGGAGCCCCGTCCGCGGGTCAAGGATGCGGTTTTCCCCCCTGAAAGCAGGGGCCACGGTGTAAAGCCCATTGGGGTAAATTGTCGCGTAATTCGATGCGCCGACGCGGTCTGCCGACATCCCGAGGTATGAAATCCCGGTGAAGGCGTCCGTCCCGGACACCTCATCAAAAATATCGAGCCATACCGGATCGGCAGTGGTCTGCGTGCCATCATGCACGCGGATGCTGAAATGCTCGCTGACCGGGCCGGTCGAGACCTTCCCACCCTGATGCGGATACCCGCGCGCCCAGACCTGGGCGATGGCCCCGACGGCTCCACCATCGAAAGCACAGTGATAGGAGGCCCGGGTCCCAAGCGTCGCTCGCGTGGCGACAACCGTGCCAGGAAATATCGCGGCATCCGCAAAATCTGCCGGCCTGGACCATGCCCCCGGCGCCGTGACCCAGACGCCATTTTCCGTCTGGTCCGACTGCCCAATCAGCAGAACACGGCTGCCGTCAGAGCTGACATCGCCACCATGGCTGTAAAGCACCCTCTCCCCGGACAGCAGCTGCTCATCCTCGAACGCCCACAGCACATCAGCGACGGCGTCAGGAGCCGTGCCGGCGATGTCGACCTCCCATTCGTCGAGATAGTGCGCAACGACGCGCTCGATCGGATTTGCGCATAGCGCGACGCCAAAATGACGGCGGCGCTTGGCCGCGGTCAAGCCGTTGGACGGAGATGCAGATTTTGACCATGCAGAGAAGGAATACGGCCCACCCTTCCTGACCTCGCCATAGGCCCACTCCATGTAGGAGAGCTCCTGCGCGAAATTTTTCTTCAGCTTCTGCGGTGTGACCTGCGGCGCCAGGATTTTACTGGCAAGGGATGCGAAACCGACTGAGAACAGCATGCTACCCGCCGTTGTCGCGGCAAATGCCGAGACGGCCGCACCAACAGTCATGCCGGCGGCATAGGCGCCGGAAATACCCGCGCCAGCGGCAACACCTGTCGACACGCCTGTCACGATACCTGCCAGAAAGTTGACGACTGGCCCAGCCTCTGCCGGATGCGCGGTCAGGCATGTCGACCCCAGAAGCGCGGCGAAGAAGGCCCTACGCAGCATAGCCAACACCCCATGCCGCCAGCACGACCGGCGCCTCATAGCGCATCACGCCGCAATCGACGGATTTCGTGGCCCATGACTGACCGCCGAGACAGATCGCACCATGTGGCATGGCTCCGGCGCAGTCCTCGATCATCACCACGCCGACATCACCTGCCACAGGATCACCTGTCCGTGACAGCCCGCACCGCTCGAGCCGCGGCGCGACGACGCGCAATGGGTCGGAATAGAACCGCCACACCCTCTGCACCTCTCCGGCGCTCCTATAGGTCAGGCGCACATCCTCTGCCGGGTCGATCCCGGTGCAGCGCAGCACCCAATCCGCCAGCAGCGTGATGCAGTCAGCGATACCCCACTGGTGCTCGATCGCATGCCAGCGGTTCAACTCGGCATAGAGAGGGGTCATCAGAACAACTTCTCTTCTTGATTGTCTGTCGTCGGGAAAAACCGCACGGAGGTGTCCGTCGTCCCCATCAGCGCCTGATGATCGGTCGTCGTGTATTGCCACCCGGGCGCCGTATTGCGCCCGGAAAATTCGCCCTCATAGGACAGGCTGATCGACCGATCCATGGCGCCGCTCATCGAATAGCTGATCTCTCTCGCCCGGCGGGTCATCAGCAGATCCTGCGCCTCGGTCGGTGCATAGAATTCGCTGATGCTGCCGATCCTCTGCTCATAGAAAGCGACCGCTCGGCCGCGCACATAATCCGTGCCGAGCTCTGCAATCTTCCCGATCAGGTCCGGGTCAGACGGATCCGGGATGAACGACAGCGTCAGTTTCCCGGATGGCGCCGTCCCCTGAATCGATGCCTGCAGGTCATCGGCAATGATCAGCCGAGACCCCATCCACTCATGCCCATCGACATCGCGGAATATCCCGTCCGTACCCGCCATGAATCGGAAGACCCCATCCGGCGTATCGATTGCCACCAGGTTCAGGATGCGCTGGACATCCGCGCGCGGGTCGACGGTCATCGCGTGATCCACTCGACCAGGTCGAGCGTCGGCGTCGCGACCCGGTCGACCCCGTAGACGGGCCAGCCGCTCGCATCGTCGCTCGCCCGGAAAAGCCCTCGCGCGATGCAGTCGATTGCAGCGCCGTCCGGTATATCCGTGCGCAACAGGTCGACGGTCAGCACCACGGCTGCGCCGGCGCCACTGCGCCCGGTCACGACCATCGGCCAATCGCCATAGGACAGATACGACCCGACCCGCACCGGCATGCGTAGCGTGGTCTCATCGATCGTGATCTCTGTCGCGCCGGCCGAGGCACCGCCGATGCAGATTGCCTGCGGCCGCGGCTCGACATAGATGCCGGCATGATAGGCGCGCCAGTCCATCGACCACGACGCCGCCCGAGACTGTCCGGCGAGAGGGTCAAGCATCCGCACACGATAGGCATTCGCACGGCCCTGACCGCGCGCGATGATCGCGCGCCATGCCAGAACCATTTTCGGCGGCAGAACAGGCGTCACTGACCCGACGAAACGCGGCATTGCATTGTAGATGAACTGCGCCGACCCATCCAAACCGCTCAGCTCACCCTGCCCGCGCCAGTCGATCCGCCACGGCACAGTGGTCATGCGCATGAACAGCAGCGGCACATCAACGATCACTGTCACAGCAGCCCCCGTGCCTGTGCATCCCGGATCATCCCCGGCATCGCCTGTCGCTGGGCACGGCTCACGACGGCATCGCCATAGCCGCTGATCTCGCTCACGCGGGCATCGAAATACGGTGACGGGGTGACATATACCTGCGTCGCCTGCGGCTGAGGCTGAGCCACCGTTGATCGAGCTGGCTGCGCCGTAGCCATGCCGCTGCGCCGTGCGGCTTCGACTGCTGCCACGCCGCCAGCTCGACGCACATCGTCCTGCGAAAAGACAACCTCGCCCTTGTGCGCAATGCCGGCCACCTCATTGCGACCTCCGGGGCCGGTATATCCGCCGCTGGAAAATCCGAATAGGCCAGAGAGAATCCCGCCAGTCGATGCCCCGAGCCCACCAGTCCAAAGCGCCGAGAATGCCCGCTGTGCAGCCATCGCCGCGAGCTGCGCGATAACCGAACGCAGCGCGTCTTTGAATGACATTGCCCCGGTCACCAGACCCTCGAATGCATTGCTCATCGTTCCCTTCATGCCGTCCAGAGCGCTATTGAACTCGTCGTGACGCTTCCGTGCCTCCTCCGCACGGAGCGCTGCATCGGCATAGCTCTCCGCAAGTGCATCGATCTCAGTCGTAAGTTCAGGCGTGATCTTCTTTCCCGCGTTCTGCGCTGCTTGGAGCAGCTCAGCCTTCCGGCGCGCGACGTCCTGCGCGATCCCGTATTCATCGAAACCAAGCGCTGCATTGTTCAGAGCCTCAGCCTCGGCGATCAGCGCCGCCGTCTCCTCTTTGAACTTGTCCATCTGATTGGCGAAATTATCGCTGGACCGGCTGCTCTTTCCGCCGCCGCCTTTTCCCCAGTTCTTACCAGTCCAATCGAAATCCAGATTTGATGGTGCGCTCGTCGGCTTTGGCGTCGTCGTCGGTGCGAGGCTCGTCCCGGTCCAGGCATTGTCGGCATTGCCAGTCGCGAACCCGTGTCCGTCATCTTTCTCAGTCGGTGATACCGGTTTTCCAGGCAGGGCATTCTTGAGCGCCAATGCCTTTGGAATGAGCGACGTCAGCGCATCTCCGATTGATCCTAGGTTAGAAATCACCCCGGAAAAGCCCTGCTTGTCGATGTCGCTCAGCTGTGAAAGCGCATCAGCTGCGCGTGACCTGACCGCCTCAAGCGACGTCGCAAACTGATCTCCGCTGATCTCCCCAGCCGCAAAATGATCCTCCAGATCCCGCATGTCATTCGATGCCGATGCCAGCACATTCCATAGATCGTCGTTCCCGAGCATGTCTGCCATGCTCGCAGCTCCAGCCAGTTCCATCGACAACTGGCTCGCATCATCCGCGATGCCCTGATAGATCCCCCGCAACCCCTCTGCCGCATCCGCCTGCTGATCTGTTAGCGCTACTGCCGCGCGTAGCTCTTCAAATGCCTGATCTCCGAGGATCGAACGAGCCTGAGCCTCACTGCCGAAAATCTCGTTGATGCGCGTGTCGAACATATCGAACGGTAGATCTGCGAGACTTATGGCCACCAGCTTCAGCCAGCTGCCAATTTTCGTGGTGAGGGAGCTCCACTTCTTGTCGATCTCATCGGCCTTCGCAATCATCTCGGCATCGAGAACGGCGCCGGCCTCATGCGCCGCGGCAATGGTGCTACGGATGCCAGCCTCTCCCTTGCTCAGCAGCTCGACGAAACGTTCGCCGCCGGTGCCGCCAAAGACTTCATCAGCGATGCGGATCTGCGCTGCCTTATCCATTCCTTCGAGGCGGCCGATGATCTCCAGCATGAGCTCTGACGGGTCTTTCAGCTTTTCCTTCAGATCTGATGCGGTGAGCCCAAGGCGACGGAAAGACTCCGCTCCAGAGCCGGCTCCGGTCGTGATGAACTCATCAGCTCTGAGGGAAAGCTCCTTGAACCCGTCCGTCAGGCTATCCACCCCGATGCGGTTTTGCTCGGCTACATATTTCCACTCCTGGAATGCCTCGAGGCCAAGGCCAGAGCGCTTCGCCTCGTCTCCGACTTCCGCGATGCCAACAATGGTCTGTCTGATGTTCGAGGTCACAGCTGAGAACGCTGTGGTAATGGCACCGACTGCAAGACCCTTTACGAATGATGCACCGAGGCCAAGCACGCTTTTCGACATCTTCGCCATATGGCTGTCGAAATCCTCATTCATCTTTCTGACATTGTTTCGCCCAGCACGAGTCGATGCCTCGATTTTCTTGTTCATGCGGTCCAATGCCCGCGTCAAATCCTTGTCCTTGGCCTGCAGGAGAATCGTGATACGTTCGAGATCTTCAGACATTTTTCACCGAGGATTCGCCATGATTATTCGCCTTGCAGTTGCTTGCGCGACACTAGCCTCGCCTGCATCAGCCTTCATTTTTTCCGAGGCGGATCAGCGTGCCTATTGCGAGCCGTTAGTCGGACCGGAAAACTTTGATGTATGGCAGTGCATCGACCGGAATCGGGCTGATTTCACGCGCGCGCAGATCATTCTAGATACCGCGCAAAGCGATTTTTCTCGACGCGCCATAGAAAGCTGCGAGCGCAAGTGGCGGTTCGACTGGGCTATGATCCGGCAATGCGCTGCGAAGCAACAAGTTGCCGCGCGACGTGTGGAACATGACATGGCCGGCGGCGACATGATCACCAAGAAATCCACCGAGGCCTGCATGAAGAAGCATCAGCCAGATGCAGAGTTGATTGCATTCTGCATTCAGGTTGTGGAAAAAGCCCTGCGCGCTCAGCCATAGCGCGCCATCAGATCCTCAGTGACCGCCCGCGACGGGGCTTCGACCTTTCCGCTTGCCTCGGCCTGTGCTGCATTCCAGCCCGCAACGAGATCCATTGTTTCGCTTGGCGTCATGGCCCGCACCTCGGCGGGCAGCCTCCCCATTGTGCCGCAGATATTGCGCACCCGCTCAGCCGTGCCCCAATGCGTCACGCGCTCTTCTTTGCCCGCGACGAGCCAGCTTTTTTTTTACCCGCATCCGGATCAAGGATCGACGGCAGGAACGCCACGCCAAGAACGCGCTGAGCCGTGACTCGAAGCTCAAGCGCGCGGTCAAGGCAAACCCCGGCCATGACAGCATCGGCGGCGCGATCCATCATCCCACCGCCCACCATGGCGAGCGCGATCAAGTCACGGATATGGCGCAGTTGCGGGGCAGGTCCGCGACCGCACAGCTGGTCCCACAACTCGAAGATGCCCATGCCATGCTGCATCTCGAAGCGCTCGATCTCGGCATTCCGCAGCAGGAGACGGCGGGGCTCTCCGCCAATCTCCTCAGTCAGGACTGGGGCGCTGTCCGCGATAGCCATCAGGCCGCCGTGAACGTCACAGGACCAGTCGATGCCAGCGACAGGGAGTAGGTAACGCCGCCCTCCTGCTCGCCGCCGTAATCGACGCTCGACACGAAGAACGCGCCCGCGAAGGTGCCGAAGTCCGGCACGACAACCTGGAAGTTCGCGACAGGGTCATCAGCCATGACGACGGTGTTCATTCTGGCCTCGCTCGTGGCATCGAGGAACAGACCGTTCCCGGTGACACTCACGCGCTTGGCGCCGGCGAGAACCTCGGTCCACAACGCGCCGCCAGGATCGGTGCAGTCAGCCGTGGTCACATCGATCTCGGTGTTGTTGATCGTGAGCGTTTTCGAGGTCAGACCGCAGAGGCTCGAGAACGTCTCGCCGACCTCCCCGTCACCAATTTTGACCAGGAGCGTGCGCCCCTTTTGCTTTGCCATGTCAGGCTCCTGTCCTTGAGATTGCCTTGCCCAAGGGCATCAGGGCGCGCTCAGGGCCGCCTGAAAGGCGACCGTGGCGACATAGGTTTTACCGTCCGCAGCACGCGTGACGGCCTGCGTGAGCCACTGGCACCAGTCGAGGTGATAGCCGGTGACAGCGAAATCGGTTTCATCGAGCGCGACCCGGATCGCATGGGCAATGCGCGAGGCCTCAACACGTCCAGCGATGGGGCGCGAGTGAGCCTCGATTGAGAACGTGATGTCCTCGTCGGTGCGGCAGCTCAGGCGCTCCGGGGCAGCATCGATCATGCCGATGCGCACCAGCGGCAGCATCGCGCCGTCCGGTGGCTCATCATAGACCCGCGCGCCCACCAGCGCCGCAACGCCAGCATCGGCTCGCAGTACCGCAACCAGCGCGGCTTGCAGGGCGAGCGCGGGGCCGTCAGCCACTGAACAGCTCCTTCACTGCTCTGTTCACTGCCCGCTTTGCGCGCGCTTTGTGCTTCTTGCGAAGCACAGCAAGCGCCGGATTCACGAAAGGCCGCGGCCCGCTCTCTCCCTCGATCACCTTCGACTTCGGCCCAAAGTCCACCAGAACCGAGCCATCGGCATTTTGCGTCGCCTTGATCTTTTCGCGCTCGTGTCCGTCACCGTGCACATCTCCGCCGATCGGGATCAGCATCTTTGCAGTGCGTACAAGCTCGTCACCGGATTTCTTGACCGAGGCGTCGACCTTGGATTTTATGCGATCTGGCAGCTGCGAGATCTTTCGCATTACTCGGTCGGCTCCGATCACCGTCATGTCGCCACCCCATTCTCAACGAGAAGGTCCAGCATCGCCCGGTCATTGCCCACCGGCGCGATGCTGCGAATGTTCCACGCCTCGCCCCGCGCGATCACGCGGTCGGCGCCGGTGACGCCCGACACTTCGGACGAGGCCCGGATGCGGATCGTCGCCGTCCGGCTCGCCTCGACACGCCCCGCGTCGACACGCTCCTTGCCGGGCGTCTCGCGCACATCGGCCCAGACAGTCAGCGCAACGCCCGCGGATCGCTCCATGTTCGCCCAGCCGGTCACCGTGTTGCCGTAGCCGTCGTCGCCCTCGGTAAGTCGCTGGAAGGTGACCCGCTCCTTCAGGCGCCCGGCGGTCATGCGGTCACCCAATTGCGCCGCGCCTGGTCGCAGAGATACTGCACCCCGAGCGGTAGCTCACTGGTGATGTTGCCGATATTCACCGCCGCGCGCGTGTCATACCAATGCCCGAGCAGCAGTTTTGCCGCGGCGATCAGACCGGGCGGGATCATCGTCATTCCGACCGTGATCGTGATCGTGATTGCATCCTCGCGCGCAATCGTCGCGGGCCACGACCTCCCAGCCTTTGGCCGCAGAATGGCGCGGTCATCGTCGGCGAAGAAGTAGAAATCTGTGACCGGGGCAGTTTGCTCGATGTCATCGGCGTCGAAATAGGTGATCGCGTCCACCGATTGCACCGGGGCCAGCGGAAGCACCAGATCGCCGTCAACTGCCGCGATGGAAATCTCCCATTGCTCATCTGTCAGGATGCGCCCGACATTCTCAGCAATCGACGCGCATGCCGATTCCGCCAGCGCCGTGATCAGGTCATCCTCGTCGTCGTGATCGACGCGCAGATGCGCCTTTGCATCATCCAAGGAGAGCGCCGATGCACCGATGGTGATGCGCCGCATGATCATTTTGCGGTGCGCTCCGCCTTCTCGGATTTCACCGCGCGCTCGACCGTGGCCTCACGCATAAGCTCGGCCTGCCCGGCGTCGATCATGCGCTTGCCCTCTTCGGCGCCCACTTCGATCTCGTCGCCGCGGTTCTGCGAAAAGCCGTTCCCGGCGCGGCTGCATAGCAGTTTGATTTTCATGGCGGTCCTCTTTCGGCTTGAGACGATGGGGCGCACACGGCGCCCCATCCTGAAGCCGTTATGACGCGGCGCCGTTACGACGCGGCAGTGACCAGGTGCTTGACCGCGCCAGACTGCGCCAGCTCGCCATCGAAGCGGATCAGGCCGGCAATGCCCATATCCGGCCAGAAGCGCTCGCGCATCACGCCGATGATCGGACCGCCGACCTTGCGGACGTAGTATTTCCCGAGATCGCCGAACAGCATGACCTTTTTCGAGGCCGCGATGCTGTCCATCGCCTGGTTGACGAAGTAGCGATACCCGAGCAGCGAGCCCGGAACGCCGCCCTGAACGTTGCCCATCTGCCACAGATAGTTGCCGTCGCCGTCCTTGAGTTTGCGCACCGCCGCAAGGGTCGCATCGTTGAACATGAACGCGGCCTTCGGAGAGGTGCGATAGGCCGGGTCGACCGAGTGCAGAAGGTCGATGATCTCGTCGGACGTGATGGCGGTCGCGCTGGCGGCGGTCTTGCCCGTAGCCGAGGCGGTCACGATACCATTCGGCGCACTGGACCCGGTGCCGGTGGTGAGCTGCGCATTGGCGATGCGCGCCAGACGCTCCCCGAGCAGGTCACCGAGCAGCGCCTCCATTGAGAAGATCGAGTCCATGTCGAGTTCCCACGACCAGCGCAGGAATTCGGTGTCGAAGGCATAGGCGTCGAGCGACTTCTGGCCGAACGTCACGTCGCTGCCGCCGTCATCGGTGAGCGCCGTTCCCTCGGCGTGCGCAACGGCCGAAACGCCGGTGTCGTCCACGGTCGGGAGCTTCAGCGCACCGCCGCCGGTCGTGGTGATCACGGTGCAGACATCGGTGTCATACATCGGGCCCCACGCCTTCATCGCGCGCTCGATCTGGTTCATCAGTTCGGTCGGGACGGTGTAGCCGCCCGCCGTGGTCGTGCCGGCGGTCTGTGCTCGGAATTCGGCCATGCCGGTTTTCAGGACGGCGCGCTCTTCAGGTTCCAGATCGGCGGGCGAGACGCCGCAGACGATCTTGGCAAAGACGTGGCGATACTCTGCGGTCTTGCCGTCATCCTGCCCGCGCGTCTGCTTGTCGTCGCCACGCGGGGCGCGCGGGTCGCCTTGCAGCATCCGCGCTTCCATGTCGGCGATGCGCTGCTCGCGCTTGATCTGCTCCTCGATCTTGTCGAATTCAGCCATCGCCTTGTCGTGCGCGGCTTCGAGTTCGGCGGCCCGCGCTTCGTCGGTTTCCGCGTTGATCAGGTCAAGGCGCTCGCGCGCCTCGGCGGTGATGCGCGCCTGTTTCTCGCGCAGTTCCTTGATGCTCATGGTGTTCTCCCGATTGAGCGTGTCAATTCAGCCGCGGCGCTCATCGCTGCGGCCTTACTCCCTTCCGGGGTGCTCGCCAGTGGCGGGGGTCGCCTCAGATGCCGCGCGTGCGCAGATCGAGGCCAAATTTCATGGTCCGCCGCAGCTTTGCGGCATTGAAGTTTGCGCGGCGCCGGTCCTTGCGCGCCTCGTCCAGCGAGCGCAGGCCGATCTCGGTCGTCGGATATGCGCCACGCGGAACCACCGATACCTCGAACAGCTTGCCGACTTTCTCAATCGAGCGAACGGCCGTGCTGCCGGTTTCGCTCCAAGACTGCTTCCCATCCTTCATGGAGAACGAAAACGACATTTCGTCGATATTTCCGGCGCGCATGTTCTCGATCAAATCGCGCGCAACTTGCGTATTCGGCGGCGTGATCTCCACCCGAAGCCCGTGGTCATCCTCGGAAAGCGCAAGCGTCCCTGCCGATCGGCGGCCGAGAACCGCGCCATTGTCGTGGTTGTAGAGCGCAAACACATCGTCGCGCGTGATTGCATCGGAGAACGCACCGCGCCGGATCACCTCACGGAAATACCCGCCAATGTCTGCCTCTTGGTCAAACACCGCCGCATATCCAACCAGCCGCTGCGGTTTGTCAGCGCGATCCTCGACCTGCATCCCGGCGAGGATGCGAATTTCGTGCGTCATACCTGCGCCCCCTGTTGCTGCCCGGCCTGCTCGAGCGGGACCGTCGCGCCTTGGATGTAAAGCCGATCTCCGCCATCACGCGCCGGGCGGTTTTCCAGCGCGGCGATCTCGTTCGGCGTCATGATCGCGTTTTGCACAGCCTGCGCATAGCCTTCCATGCGCGTTTTGAAGTCGCCGCGAAGCAGGCCGTCGAGATTGAATTCGACGTAGAAGTCAGATCCGCGACCGAAGAACTTGAGGTTCATCTCCTGCTCGATCTGCTCCACCCACCGCTTCAGGGTGTGCTTCACGAAGTGCAGGTCTTGTTGCTCGGTGTTCGAGTAGGTGCCGTGGGTAAGGTCTTGGAGGAACACCGGAGGCAACGAGAAGATGCGCGCGATCTGCTCGATCATGAACCTCTGCGCCTCGATCATCTGGTTCTTGTCAGGGTCGCCACCGATCGGCTTGATCTCCAGCCCTGCCGGCAACACCAGCGCCTGCCGCGCCTCTTTGGCCGCCTTGCGCACCGCTGCGTCGAGATCGTCCGCCGCGCGCTGCATGGATTTGCCGCCCTGGAAATTCCCCGTTACCGCAAACGGAGGCACGCCTCCGTTGCGGAAGAATGCTCCGCCATAGCGCGTCATGGCCTGCGCCATGCCGATCACCTCGCGGTTCGTCATGATCGGGCTGCGATGTTCCAGCCCGTCCGCCTTGAGCATAAACGGCAGGTCGATTACGTCCGCCGAAGCATAGGCCGCAGGCCCGCCGCCGTCCTGATAGCCGTAGACGCGCCGCCCGGAGATGCGCCGGATCGTCAGCTTCGACGGCTCAAGTGGCCACAAGTTGCGCACGTCCTGACGCGCGTCGCGGTCGATGAAAAGCACGCCGCGCCCGACCGTCAAGGCCTGCTCGACCCACCATTTGATCAGGTCAAAGCTCGAAATCATCGCGTCGTCGTTCGCCACGCTGCCGAGCACGTCAGACAGGCCACCTTTGACGACTTCACGCCCTCCTTCGGTGCGCCGGTAGACGTAGAGCGGCAGCCCCGCGATGGTCCCTGCGATGAAGTTGACCGCGGCGAAGACGGCGGGAACACCAAGCGCGCTTTCAACCGTCACTGTCTCGCCAGACCCGGCGCGCACCCAATCGTCGATCCCGAAGAATTTCAGGAATTCCGGGCTCGACTGCACGACCGTTTCGGCGGCGCGGGCCTCGATTTTGCGCTTCCGTCCGAACATCAGATCGCCATCCTGTAATCTGGGTCAGCATCCCACGGGGTGCTCTCGTCTCCGGCCTCATCGAGCAGCCACCGCCCGAGCGCCATCATGCAGGCCACCGGCCCGTCGATCTTGTTCTCTGCCCGCTCTTTCGCCGGGCTGTGAATGTCGCCGGTTCGGCTCCGGTTCACGACGTTCGACACCATCCATGCAAAGACGGGGTCACCGTCATGCGCCAGTTTCCCGTCCGCGATCAGCGCATCCATCTTGCGCATCGGCTCATTCATCAGCGTTGGCCGGTTCGCATAGTCGATGCAGGTCAAGCCACGCTCCATCAGTTCCACCGCCATCTGCCGGCTGTGCAGCGGGTCGAATGCGACTTCGCGCACTTTAAACCGCTCGGCCAGCTCCAGAATGTCGTCGCGGATTTCGCGGTCGTCGGTGACGGCGCCGTCCGTCTGGATCAGGAGTCCCTCATCGCGCCACCGCTGCAGGTGTTCGTTTTCCGGCCGATCGACCGTTTCCTCGGGCAGGTAGTAGCGCCCGAAGCGCGCGAAGCCGTCGCCGTGGCGGAACAGCAGTTCAACCGCCGTGAGGTCTCGCTTCTCGGCAAGGTCAATGCCGATGATGCACTCTTGCCCCTCGAAATCCTCAAGCCTGACCTTTGGCGCCTTCTGGTATCGCAGCGTGTCGAAATAGGCCGCCCGGCTCTGCACCCAGATATTGAGGTGCTTGGTCTTGAACGCCCCGGCCTTGCGCGGGCTGTTCATGGCCTCTGCCTGCCGCGCCAGAAGGAAGTCCTCGAAGACGCTCACCCCAAAATTCGGGTTTGCCTTGCGCAGCACCGCCCGGTCTGTCCAGTCGTCTCCATCATCCACGCCATAGATCAGCGCGAATGTCTCATCATCTCGGCGCGATCCATCCAGCATCTGCTGGGCCTCGTGCTGCATCGCGTAGCAGGGCCCGGCGATATTGTCGCCCGCGGTCGTGATCACCAGCATGAGCGGCTGCTCCCGTGCCCCCATCCCGGTTTCCATGGTCGAATAAAGCGCGTCAGTGTCGTGCTCGTGGTATTCGTCGACGATGGCGCAGGACGGAGAGGCCCCGTCTCCGGGGTTCCCGATGATCGGCTCAAACCGAGACCCATTGCTGATGATGTGCAGGTTCTTCGCGTTGACCGTCAGGCAAAAATGGTCGACCAGCGCCGGGCTTTTCTGCGCCATCAGCTTCGCCGGACGGAAGACCTCCCATGCTTGCTTTTCGCTCGTAGCGCCGGAATAGACCTCGGCGCCGTGTTCCCCATCGGCGCAGAGCATGTAAAGCCCGATTCCCGCGGCAAGCGCGCTCTTTCCGTTCTTCCGCGGCACCAGCAGCAGCGCCCTGCGAAACCTCCGCTTCCCGTCCTTCTTCCGCAGCCACCCGAATAGGCAGACGATGAAGAACACCTGCCACGGTTCAAGCTTCAGGCGTTCCCCCTTGGCCGCCCATTTCCCCTTGGTGTGTGGCAGTTGCTCGATGAAGGCGCAGACCCGAGCCCCGGCCTTTGGGTCGAAGCGGAACTTGAACCCGTCATCGTCCTGCCATTCCAGATCGTCCAGATGGCGCCGGCACGCGGCAACGATGTATCGCCCCGCCGGTATCTCACCTTTCACAACAGCGCGCGCATATGCCTCGGCCGTCGCTCCGTAGCCCTGCTTCACACCGCTTCGTCAAGCGCGCCGAAGGGGTTCGATTCCTTCGTCTTGCCGACGCTCACCTTGCTGCGCGCCGATGGCGTCAGGCCAAATTCCACCAGCAAGCTTTGTGCATGCCGCATCGCCTCGCTGCGCTGCGATACCTCTGGGCGGGCCTTCCACAGCCCGGCGTCTGTGCAATAGGTCCGCCCCTGATCCTCGATCACCGCCGTCAGGATTTCGACCTCCTCAAGGCGAGACGCGAGCAGCGCCAGCGCCGCCTGATCATCCGGCGACGAAATGCCCATCCCAAGAAGCGTGGCGCTGATCTGAGCAAAGATCTCTGACGCGCGGGCCGACAGCCATTCCGGTGCCGTCGCCTCTCCGATCCTCGCGGAGGGCTCGTCATAGTTCACCCGGCTTGGCCGCGTCTCGCCGCCTAGGATTTTCAGGTGAGTCGGCTTCGGTTTGCGTCCCATCTGACACCCCCGGAAAACTGTCTTGGTTTCGTCCGTGCAAGAAGTTTACGGAGCGCGCCAGTTCCCCGGCCTACCCCCCAGAGATTGACCCACCCCCTCCCGGTCGGCTGGCCCTCCTGCCTGCCGCGGCCTCTCGCGCGGTCTTGCGCTTGTGGCACGCCCAGCAGATGCACTCTGCGTTCTCGATGCTATTCTCGCCGCCTTGAGAGATCGGGATGATGTGGTCGACTGCCACAAACGGCGTGATCTTGCCAAGCCGCATACATGGCTGGCACAGGGCGCAGTCTCGGGCGATGACTGCCCGCCTGATGCGCTGCCAGTCTGCCCCATATCCTCGCTCTTGCCGCGTCCCTGCGCGGTCTTTCCACCCTCCACTAGGCTTGTGCTGCCTGAGCTTCTGGTGCGGCAGCTTGTGTTTTCCAGGTGCCGGAGCCATCACACACCACCCGAACCGCGACGGCCTGAACAAACCGCCGCGACCAAGCAACGAGGGAGAGAACGCAAAAGGCGCGCAGTGGTTTCCCTCCCGCGCGCCTCTGGCGATGATGCCAATTTGTCCGACTTAGCCGCGCCTGTCAAGCGAGAGCGTCGAGGCCGTCGCGCAACCGCTGCATGTGGCGCTCGCGCTGTGCGCTGTTGCCGTGCCAGATTGGCAGATCATCCACGACGACGCGCTCAACGACCGGCATCGATACCTTCGGGATGCGCGCCATCAGCTCGTGATAGAACCGGCGTGCGTCGATCCGCGCCGCTGCTGCGTCTCCCGCGCTATGCCGAATGCGCACCTCGCCTATTGCGGCCAGCGGGTCGCGGTCAGGCATCCCATCAGCCGCCATGCGAAGCTTCTCAGCTGCGGCCTCCTGTTCCCGCGTGATCTGCCCCTTGGCCGCGTAGATTGTCACCCACGTCTGCCGTCTCTGCCGACGAATCCCGTTCGGGTTCGGCGTCTCGCGGCCGGTTTCCGGGTCAATGTCGGTTGCCGGTTCCTCGTGCAGTCGCTCCCGGTTTGCCGGTCCCGATGCTCCCTGGTCCCATTGCGGCTGGTGAATGGTCACTGGCTTTCCTTTCGGTTGGTGGCGCTTGCGTGCCGGTTTGCGCTTACTCATGCTCTGCCCTCTATTTTCACCGCTGAGCGGCATTCCTTTCTTCCGGCTACCTGCACTCGAAAAATCTCGACTTCGCTACCAGAGCTCATCCTGTGGCCTCTGGCGCTATGCCGAGGCTGTGACGCGAGCCTCACGTTGCGACGCCAAGGTTTTCCGAGCCTCGACGGCCTTCATGACCATCTCCTCCCCCTTCGGCGCCAGACGGTAGATCCGCGCCTTCACGTCGCCGTGGTGTTTTTCGCTGGACAGCCACCCGTCTGCCTCAAGTCGAGCCAGGGTGTCGCGTGCGCAGCTCAGGCTCGCCCCTGCCCTCTCCGCGGCCTCGCTGGTGATGAGCGGCACGGGTTGCCGGCGGCCGCGGTGCCAGAACGCCATGAGGATCTTGGCGCGGGTATCGATTGCGTTTCGCATGGTCATGCCTTTCCTACCTGCCGGGCGATCCAATCCAGCGTCGGATCACCGAACGGCCCTGTCGATTGCGGTTTGCGCGGGGCGGAACCCGCTGTTGAGCGTGCGGAGACGGCATCCTGCATCGCTCCGGTGAAGTAGGCGAATGAACGCGGCACGAAGTGCGGCGCCTTCGCCTTGGCGCTTTCCATGCGCTCCCCGATGATCCGGCATTGCTGGTCGATGGTCAGTCCGAGGTCGGCCCAGCCTGCAGCGGTTTGCATGTCGGATTGACGCCCGAGCATCGCCCCGTTCGGCCCCATCATCCCAGAAATCGGGTCGGCACCGATTGCCGTGAGAAGGCGCTCACGGGTGGTCTGGTCTGATGGTTGATTTTCGGGCTTCGCGCCCGCGCACGCTACTGCGCTAGCAGTATCTGTATCTGTATCTGTATGGTTGAACGCGCGTTCAACGGGCGCTGGAAGCAATCGTTGTTTTTGTTGCCTTTTTTCGGCGCTTGCTTTTCCTGCTGTGATTGCATTTTTCAAGTCGTGCGCACGGTTTGAAATTTCAGCCTCCGCGCGGGCATTCGAGATCATGCCGTCAGCGAGGGTAAGCTTGCCCAAAGCGACCAGTTTTTCGAATGCTGAGACAAAGGTTTTCTCGCGCATCCCGCAGTAGGTGGCGAGGCGCAGCGGGTTGTATTCGACGGGGCCGGACTCCTCATAGATCCGGCAAAGGATCATCGTATAGAGGCCGACTTCCTGCGCGCTCAGGCCTCGGACGCCGTTCATGAAATCTGCCGGGTAGAATTTGAACCATGAGGCATGCTTGTCAGCCATCGCTCAGTCCTCCCAGATCAGGTTGAGAGCGACGTTGCAGCGAACCTTTGCCGTCCCGATCTCGCCTTGGCGCTGCTTGGCCACGATGATGTCGAGCCTGTTGCGCGTGGCCTCCATGATGGACCGCCACTTCTCGACCTTCTCGAAATCGCTCTCGTCCGGCTTGGCGCGTTCGACATAATACTCGTGCCGGTAGCAGAACAGCACGGCGTCTGCGTCCTGCTCGATCTGCCCGGATTCGCGCAGGTCGGACAGCATTGGGCGCTTGTCTTCTCGGCTCTCGACGGCACGTGAGAGCTGCGACAGGGCGATGACCGGAACATTCAGCGCACCTGCCAGCGCCTTGAGCGCCCGGCTGATGCGGCTGATTTCCTGCGTCCGGTTCTCTCCCTTTGCCTCGATCAGCTGCATGTAGTCGATGATGAGCAGCTTGAGCCCATCCCCCATGCTGCGCTTGATCTGGCGGCAGCCAGCCACCAGAGCGTCGATGTCCGCGAACTTGCGCTCAAGGAAAATGATCGGCAGATCCGCGACGCCCTGTGCGACATTTCGCACCGTGTCGAATTGGCTCTCCGCAATCTCTCCACGCCGCAGCTGCTTGTAGCTGGAGGCATGCCCGGCCTGAGCCGTCGCCTCTGACAGCGCACGCAGCGCCATAGCATCAGGGGTCATTTCCAGCGATGCGATGGCCACACCGTCACCGGATCGTGCAGCATTCAGCGCGATCGACAGGGCGAGCGCAGTCTTTCCCATCGACGGCCTGCCGCCGAGAATGATCAGATCGCCCGGGTTAAAACCACCGCAGATCCTGTCAAGTGCGCCGATTCCAGTCAGCACGGCCTCGGTCTTCTCGCCGTTGTAGGCGGCGACGATGCCCT